CTCCAGCGGGCTCTCCAGCATGGACCCGAGGATATGCAGCTCCCCACGCTTCCCGTCCCGGCGAGACAGCGCCCGGCGGGCGTAGGATCGCTCGTTGGGAGCCCCTCCCGGCATGGCAAGGTATTTCTGAAACTCCTCGACGCACGTCGCATCATTGGCGTAGTCCAGCTCCCGAGCGAGATACCACTGCATACGAGCGTCGGTCGGATTCTCGCGGACGGCTTGCCGCAGCAGCGTCAGGTCGGTTTTGTGGACCTTGCCGGGTTGCCGGTGATGGCGGATCACTACGCCGTCGGACACCGTCTGCACTTCGTCCCCGTCCCACCGCACGAGCCCCTCGTGCGTCGCCCCGGTCCACCGGTATCCGTTTCTGGTGTGAATGCGGTCGCAGCGGAATCGAACGTCTGTTGACCACCAGTACCAGTAGCGGAGTTTGGTGGTCTCCGGCTTCCAATCACGCTCCAAGGCTTCCCGCCAGCCGGGGTCGAGGGCTTCGTCGAGGTCGAGCCGGATCACCACGTCGGCGTCGGCCGGGACGTGCATGAGCGATAGGTTGTGGGCGTCGTCCCACCGCCACGGGATCGGAGCCCCGCGGGCCACCGTCACGCCCGCGGCCTCGAGCAGCTCCACGGTGTTGTCGGTCGAGCCGGTGTCGGTGACCACGCGAACGTCGGCCTCCCGGCACGACGATTCCCACCGCTCGACGTTGGCGGATTCGTTGCGGGCGAGGGCGTAAATAGCGACTCTCATGCGAGGATCGCCCCCTTCCGAAGCCCGTCATCGAAATACTCCACGGCCCTGGCCTGCTCCTTGGCAAACGTCTCGACCGCCGCCCGCACCTCCCGGTTGTCGCAGTCGTCGGCAAGGATCACCCGGCTGCCGGCCACCAGCCGGAGGTCGGCGAGAGCCCCGGCGTATGAGTGGTCGCCATCGACGTGGGCGAAGTCTGCCGGCGGCAGCGACTTGATTGCGTGGGAGTCCACCACGACTAGGTCGGCGTCGATCTGGTGCTTCGCCACCAGCCGCCGCCAGTGGGCGAGGCAGTCGTAGGAGTCGGGGTCCATCGCACCGTCGATGCAGAGGTAGTGGGCACCGGGGGCCGCGGCCTCAAACGTCAGCAGCGAGTAGCCGCAGCGGGTGCCGATCTCGATCACGCTGGCCGGCTTGTAGCGGCGAAAAACCTCGCCCTTCATGGCGTAGTGGAAGATCACCCGAGAGTCGCAGCCGAACCAATCGTCCTCCCGCCAGTTGCTTTCCAGCAGCTTGCGGACGGCGTCGGTCCATGCTGCCGATGCTGTCACTCCCATGCGTCCACCATGATGTTGAGTACGTCGGCGATCGGAACGTAGGCCAGCCACGCCTCGGCGTCCCGCACGCCGAAAGATGCCACGAGCGTGTCCTGGCCGCTGACCGCGAGGCCGGCGGCGAACTCGATGCTGCGGGTTTCTCGGAACGCGAACGGCGGGGATACCCGCGTGATCCGCCAATCGGCACCCTCGTCGAACATGACGAACCGGTGTTCGTAGACCCGCCGGCCGCCGGAGACGGCCACCTCGTGGACGATCGCCCACCACAGACCAGGAGCCCATGGGTGCTCGACGAGCTGCGACCCGCCGCGGAAGCCGCGGGCCACCAGCGGAGCCTCGGCGTGTGCCGTCACGGTCCAATCGTCTCCGTACTCCTTGACGATGCACGTCCGGCCTTCGTGGCTGCACGAATACAGCCACTCCCTCCGGCCGGTGATCGGCATCCAGTTTTTTTCGTGCCGGCCGCTCACGGTGTCGTGGCAGCGGAGGTCTTGGATCCGGTCGAAGGTCTCCAGCTTTCCGACGCCGATACGGCAAGTCCCATCGCGGCCCGCCCAGTTGCGAATCGTGGCGGACGCGATCAGTTCGCCGTTCACGGAGTTGAGCCGCACGTCCTCGAGCCCAGTTACCGCGAACCCGCTGGCTTCGTAGTCTGCGGCCCAATAGCGTGCGTGCCAGTCACCAGGCTCGACGAGGCAGTTGAACGTGCGGATCGCTTCGCGGTCCTCCGGCGGAATGACGTAGCGACCGTTTTCGTCGATCGAATAGTTGCTCGATCGCACGTTGACGAGTAGCCGGTCGCCATGGCTCACCACCGAAGGATTGAACAGCGACCATCCGACGCGGGCCGGCGGCACGTCGATCTGCGTGAACTCCGCGGCGACGACCTGGTCGGACAGCGTCCGCGTGTACCACGTCCGGTTGCTGCGGACCTTCTCCTCTTTCTCCTGGGAGAGCGGAAGCCGCATGAGCCGTTCGCACGCCCGGCGGCCAGCGTCGTGCTCGCCGCAGTAGTAAGCGTGGGCCGCGAGTCGGTGTAGGTGTTCGATCATGCCGGTGTTCACCTGTTCACCGGTTAGCCTAGCGGGATCGGCGTGGGCGTAAACCCCGGATTTTCACTGGGGAAGTCCACTAGCTCACAGGGCTAGGGGACTCCTCTGGCACCAGTTGCGGCACTGCTTCGGTGGCAAACTCAAGGTCAGCCAGCGGCACAACCTCCACGCTGGCGAAGTTGCTTGCATCCAGCCGTGCGAAGCCCGCCGCGTAGATTCCGCCTTCCGCGAGGCACTGCGGCAGGATGTCGGCAACGTGACACCACCGACCATCTGCTAGGGCGGCAGGGTAGACGGTGCAGCGAGGGTCGCCGTACCAAGAATGGTAGTTCAGCATCTTCTGGGCGAGGGGGGTGTCGAACACAATCGCCAACGTCTGAAGCGTGGCGGTGTCGGGCAGCGGCGTGGAAAGGAACTCTGCGAGGGTCATGCTCGCCCCATTGCGGATTGGAATGCTTGTATGGCGGTGTGGTAGGCAGTCACCTGAGCGGCTGTCATGCCAGCACCGATGCTGTATGCGGCCATTCGACCGTTGTAGTATTCGGCCGGCCCGTTACGGGCGAAAACAAAGAACGGCGACGCACCGGTCGTTTCGGCTACAGCATTTGTGTTTGGCGAGCCTGCTGAGGCTCCATTTGCGTACAGAGAAAGGTTGGTGGTGCTTGTGCGCGAGCCAACCAGCAGTCCTCCGCTTGTGTTCGTTCGGTTGATCTGGGTGACGCCCTCAGACTTGCCGAGATCAATCTGAAGCGTGTAGTTCGGAGGAGTCGAACTATCAGTCCGCAAGAACAGGCGATACCTGTCCGTAACTCCGTTGAAAATCGTACCTACGAGAGTTCTGACTGAGGTTATGTCTTGTGTGCCGGTGATGAACGACGAAAGGTGGCAGTTGGCAGCACCGGGAAGTCGATCGACGTTGAAGCCAGTGTTCAGATACTTCGTTGTCCCATTCCCCGTCAGCCCACCGCTCGCCCCCGTCTCCGCGTAGTCGGTGCCGACGCCGACGAATGCGTTGTTGGTATCAGTCGCCCCGCCATACTGCGTCCCGCCAAGCGAAGGCCCCCGATAGAGCGGCACCAGTGCGGCGTTGAGATTTGAGCCGCAGAAGAGATTGAGCCGGTAGAAGCGGTCGCGTAGCGATGCCGCGTCTATTCTGCCGCAAAAATCAGAGACCGCACTCAATGTTGTGGCACTGACTGAACCGCCGTTAGACAAAACTCTCGTTTGCCACGCAGAAGCATCGGGGTGCGTAGACACAGACGACTTTTTATGGAACACCACCGGCAGCCGCGTCCGCACACCACCGCGGGGCCACGATCCTCGAGGGGTCATGCCGTCACTCCCACAAAGGTCGTGTGAATCCTTCGCACCCGCTGGGAGCGGTCGCCCCACTGCCACGGGTTGCCGGCACCAGCCGGCAACGCGACTTCGTACACCCGCTTGACGCCGCTTGCGTCGGTCTCGGTGATGCGGTCGCCACGCACCGGGGCGTCCGGCCAATCCGATACGCCAATGAAATAGTCGCGGGTCTCGTACCGGATGATCTGTCCGGCGGCATCGGCAGCCTCAAACCGCGACCCGCCGATCGTCGCCGGCACCACGGATGGAATGAGCGACCCAAGAGCACGGTACTCGACGTTCACGGCCATGTGGAGCTTGCGTTGCTCCTCAAACCACGTCACGCCCTTTGCTATGAGGTCTTGCATCATGTTCACATTGGTGCCACAAGCCGATGGCGATCACGTCACGCATGAGTCACCAGGTGCGAGAGGGGCGGGCACGGCCGGTAGCTGGCCGCACCCGCCCCCTTGCGTGGGGTCGATCACGAACCCGGCCAGAGGAGCACCGACACGGTCGTGTCGGCAGCAGCACGGGCACGGGCGAGGTAACCGCAGTTGGTGCCGGTCGTGGCGTGAAACACGCCAGAGACCGAATACCACTTGATCGCGTCGCCTTGAGCACCGGTTGCGCCAGTGCCGCACGGGCCGGTCACGATGCCGTTGGTCAGCACCGCACCGAGTTCGTTCGCGGCAATCGCCCGGTCGGCGAGTGTCACGAGGGAGCCCAGGACAACGATGTCGCCCGCTGCCACGGCGGAAGCCGGCGTGTAATCGAGCTTGTCGCCATCACTACGATAAGAAGCCATTTGGAGAAACCTTTCAAAACAGGGTGGTTGTTGTTTGTTACCCCGGCCGGCGGGTTTTTGGCCCGCCGGCCGGGAACGATTTTCACGTCACTTATCAGGCAGTCGCCATCCGGTAGGCACCGCGGGCTTCGGCCTTGGCAACGCCGTAGCTGAAGTGACCGCGAACCTGGATGCCGAGCATGTTGAAGTCCGCCTCGGCCTGCTGCACCGTCGGCAGCCGCTGGCCGTTGAGGAACGCGACTTCCATCGCCGGCAGTTCGGCCGGGTTCGCCATGAGCCACCAGGTCGTACCGCTGGTGAGGTACGCACTGGAGACCACGCGGAACCGACCGGCGAACACGTTCACATTTCCGCGAGTCGCGTTCTCTCCGGTGATGAGCACCGACGAGCCCATCAGCTCCTCGGCCGTCATCTCCAGCTCCGGCGGGACGAGCAGGAGCTGCGGCGTGATGCCGAGCGGGTTGCCGTCGGGGTCGGTCAACTTCCGGTAGGAAGCCACCGCCGTCCGCAGGGACGAAATCTGCAGGGCGTTGCCGGCCGCGGCCGACTCAGCCCGGTAGAACGACGAGTTGGACGCCTGGAACTCTGTCCAGAAATCCTTGTTGAGCTTGACCGCGGCCCCTCTCCCCAACCTGGCAGGCACTTGGGTCAGAGCACCGAGGTCGTCGTTCACGATGTCGACCATCGTGATCGAACTCATACGGCCGGTCAGCTTGGCCCGGATCGTCCGCGTCTCGTCCGAAGCGTCGGCCGACTTCAGTTCGCCGGAAGGTCCAACGTCCTCGAAATCGAAACCGCCGTTGAGCCGCACGCCGGTGACCGTCTTGTAGTCACTGACGCTGCGGATCGACGCGATCTGGTCCCACGCCGCTTCGACAGCGGTGTAGCCCTGGAGCAAGAACTTGCCGTAGGTCGCGGCGAGCACGTTGGAGATCGAGTGAGTGGCGAAACCACTCGCAAGAACCTCCCGCACGTTGCCAGCCGAGACGCGGGCGGGGCCGTGATACCCGTTGGCACGGGCGGCCTCGACGAGCACCTCCTGCAGCGACGTGCTGCCACGCCGACGGTCAGCCGCCTCGAGGGTCTTCTGGTCGAAGACCTTCTCGACGTTGCCGAGTCCGCCGTTGAGGCAGAGAGCCGCTTCGATCACCCGCGGGTCATGAGCCGCCGAAGCGTCCACGACGTGGGCAGCCGGAGCCTTGGGCCGCTCGGCACGCACCTCGGCGAGCCGGTCGGCACGGAGCCGTTCCAGCACGATGTTGGCGACGGCCTCGGCGTCAACGGTGTTGGCACCGTCGTTGCCGGCAATCACCTTCTGGTCCGCGGCGACAATCGCCGTGGCTTCCGTCGTTGGCACGGCGGCCTCGACGGGCTTCTCGTTGAGCTGCTCGCTCATAGTGGAAACCTCATTCGCCTCGGCGGCGATAGCCGCGGACGTTGCA